CGAAGATGCGAAGGCATAAGAGTTCTCCTAAAAATCTGACAATAGTCTACCATTTAAGTACAGGTGGACACATAAGTGGACGCCATAAGAAGTATACAGAATATGGCTTGATAAGGGTAGTGACCAAAGTGTATACGAGCTACAGAGTTTTTTTAACCTAACTAATTCTTTCAACAAGAATACTTTGTCCACTTTTTTCTCTCTTATTATTATGTATTCTATTCTCTTTTATATATATATAGGTATGTTGCCAAGTTGACGCAATCATATTCTATATACCTTTGGGAGCGTCCACTATATGTCCACTTGTAGTAAAGAGGTAGACTATTGTCAACTTGGGGTAAAAAGAGGGGTTCTCCACAACACATTGCAGAGAACCCATTAGCATCATTCAATCCGCCCACTTAGAACGAGCTAGTGCGACTGATGTAACAATGAACCAGCCATCTCGAAAGCCATCATTAGCACCTAGCTTCTTGAGTGCGTTGAGTGCCGTCTTGTAGTGGTCGTGGCATTTCATCATGCCGTTAGTATCTCGTTGGAATGAACAGATAAGCCCGTCCTCTTTGTAGATAACATGGTAGCCCGTTGGGTTGTTTTTACTTTTCATGGTGTTACTCCTTATGTTGTTTGTAAATGGTAAGACTGAACTGATTGAACGCTGACTGCATGGATACTTCTACCTCTACTTCTTTGGGTTTTGAGGACGGCTTGTCCTCAACTTGTTGCTTAGCCTGAGCCTTGAGTAATACGCATTGTTGCTTGGTTAGCATGGTGATTCTCCTGTGTAGTGCTTCTGTAATACGGCATCAACTTTATCCTCTGATGTCCTGAGGTACTTCGCAATGAAGGCAGGGCTTTTGCCCTTGTGATACAACATACAAACTATTAAGGTAAAGAAGTTAGTCATACTTGCTCTGCCTCTCTGTCTAGGTGGTGTTCCATTTCGGTAATGGCATTGCGGATCTCTGCTTCGGTAAACCCGTGCTTCTTAGCGAGTTTCTGCATACTGAATGGGTCGTTGTATATCTCAAGGAAGTCTAGGTAAATCTGTTGCGTTAAGTTGTTCATTGCTGACATGATTAACTCCTGTGTTGTGATACTTGTTGGTGAGAAGGGGCGAGGTTTGACAGATAACTAAACAGCCTTGAAGCCTCGCCCGCTTGATTACTTCTTACGACTAACACGACTGAAGAACTTGTCTTGCTGAGCCTTACTCAATGACTCAACCAACTCAAGAGCTTGCTCAACAGGATCAACCTTGGCACGAACCTTGGGCGTAGAACCTTTCTTCTTGGTAGGCGTGACCTTGAAGTTGTTACGCATAAAAGCCCTAGCACTCGACTCGGCTGTACTACCATGCTGATCAAACCCTAGCAAGCCCTTGCTAGAACCTTTCTCCATCAGCTTAGGCTTGACCCCATACTTCTTACCAATGACTTCTGCAACACGATTGCGTATCACATTTCGTTCCTCAGGACTTGCCTTTCTCCATTCGGGTATCAATGCCTTGACAGCCTTGGCATAATCCGTACCAGCTTTAAGTAACGCCTCAAGAGAAGCGAAGTAGTTGTTAACGATTGTTGCGTTCATAGCTAAACTCCTATCAAAAGTAATTGAGGACAACTTGTCCTCAAACGAAAAGAGCCAAGCGGTTAGGCTTGGCTCGGAACACCGACTGATCACTCAATCGATACCTCTATTATACCACAACGGCTTGTGGAGAACTATGTGTGGCTAGGCGTGAACCCCACCCGATACCCACCAACCCGTTTTGCTGTCGTGCGTGCGTGGCGGATACAACACTGTTCCTCAGCCATAATTTTAATTTATGTCAAATTTTGTAAAAAAAATAAGGGGGCATGTCAAATCTTATACACCGGCACTACAAAAAATTCCACGCTATAATTGGTGCGTTGCAACATAAACCTTGTGTAACATAAACGAGTCAATAACCTACTTAAGGAAACATATATGAATTATTTTGATTTCACTAAACAAACCAAGCAGTTCGAACAGTTGGCAGAGCGCATCAAAGAAGTAAACGAGTTTTGGATTAACGTTTTTGTCTCAAGCATCAAGCAGTTCACCAAGTAATAAAAAAAACCCCCACGTCTTAGGTGGGGGTTTAAACGAGGATGTACTAACATCAACCATAGCCCAAACGAAGGAGGAAAAGCTACGGTAAACAAATTATACACAAAAAACTGAAAAACAATATATACTCCAGCCATACGTGATCACCACACGCAACCAAAGGGGAAGAGCAGTTGTTTTTAGAACACTTAGTCACAGCGTCCGCAGCAGACTATATACCAGACACCTTCTCTGGCGAAACCTTTGACCCCCTAGAAGACCTCACCCCAGCGCAAACACTTAGCGCACAGCACAAAACCAGTAAATGGCTAGAGGCTTTTCAAGACGATGACGAAGCTACACTAACCGAAGCCCAAGAAGAAAAAACGGTTGACGCCTTCAATGCGTTGACAACCAGAGACCCCAACGCAAAACAAAAATTACTCGAGCTAGACTTACCAGAAGAGATAAAGACAGCCGTAGGCATGGTGACTGCGTACCAGTGGAAGTTTATTGAGCAAGCAGAAGAGTTACGAAGCATGGCAGTAACCCATATTGTCAAAGAAGTTAGCCACCCAGATGCAAGAATAAGATTAAAAGCACTAGAAATGCTAGGCAAGGTTACAGAAGTCGCCCTTTTCACTGACCGCATAGCGGTCAAAAGTGAGGATGTTAGTGATGAGGAATTGGATGCACGCATAAAAGAGAAGCTGGGTAGGTACATGGGTGCGGTAGATGTGGTCGATGTAGAAGACGTGTATACAAAAGACGAAAAAATCGACACATGAACATAGATGTACATAAAAACCCCAAAAACGTATACATGAATCTAGATTTTTTTACCCCAGAAGAAGCAATGGCGGCGCAAAAAGCGCTAAAAGACATGGACAAGGTCGAGAAACTGGCATTTTTAGCCGATCTTGAGAAAAAAGAACACAGGTTTGAGGTACACACCTCTAAAACTAACCCGATAGAGTTTGCAAAACGCATATATCCTGGGTTTAAAGTAGGCCCGCACCACAAACGCTTAGCTAAAATCTTTCAAGACGTAGTCGATGGTAAGAAAAAGCGGGTCATTATCAACATTGCACCTCGTATGGGTAAGTCGGAGTTCAGCTCTTACTTATTTCCTGCTTATTTTTTAGGTAACTTCCCACATAAGAAAATTATCATGGGTACCCATACGGCAAGTTTGTCTGAGGACTTTGGACGACGGGTGCGAAACCTAATAGATAGTGAGGAATACCGTGAAATCTTTCCAAATACCGTCGTCGCAGACGACCAGAAAGCGGCTGGGAAATGGAGTACTGGTGCTGGTGGTCAGTACTACGCAGCTGGTGTTGGCGGGGCTTTGGCTGGTCGCGGAGCAGATCTATTTGTTATTGACGACCCACATTCTGAACAAGATATGAAAGCAAACTCAAGGCTGGCGTTTGATAACGCTTGGTCTTGGTTTCAAACGGGTCCCTTGCAACGGTTAATGCCTGGCGGGGCAATCATAGTAATCATGACTAGGTGGTCGTTGTTAGATTTAACAGGGCGTTTAATTGACTATCAGATAAAAAACCCAGAGACCATACCTTGGGAAATCGTAGAACTGCCCGCCATAGTTAACGCTGGTACAGATGATGAAAAATCGCTTTGGCCTGCGCAGTGGAGCCTTGAAGCGTTAAAAAACACCCAGAATTCCATAGACCCACGGTACTGGAATGCCCAGTACATGCAGAATCCGACTAGTGACATGAGCGCACTGGTAGGGCGAAAGGATTGGAAAATATGGGAAGCAGACGATCCGCCCAAGTGTGAGTATTTGATTCAGTCTTGGGATACGGCGTTTGAAACAAAAAACAACAGTGACTATTCTGCGTGCACAACATGGGGTGTTTTCTACGATAACGAGGATAAACGCAGCCCCAACATCATTCTGCTTGACGCATTTAAAGACCGCATGACCTTCCCGGAACTCAAACAGATAGCCCTTAAGCATTACAAAGAGTGGACACCAGATGCGTTTATTGTGGAGAAAAAGGCGGCGGGTGCCCCGTTAATTCAAGAACTTCGCCTCATCGGTATTCCGGTGCAGGAATTTTCACCCTCACGCGGCAACGACAAAATGGTTCGTTTAAACGCTGTAGCGGATCTGTTTACATCTGGTAAAGTATGGGCACCAGACACACGTTGGGCAAGAGAAGTAATTGAAGAAATTGCTAGTTTCCCAGTTGGCGAACACGATGACTTCGTGGATACTTGCACACAGGCGCTACTGCGTTACAGGCAGGGGGGCTTTATTAGCCTTGAAACTGATGAACAAGAAGATTTAACTTACAAATACCGCAGACGTGCGGCATATTACTAGGACAGAAATGGCTACTCAAAAATACATGGGCAAAGGTGTTTTGTTAGAAAGACTAACAGAGCAAATGCGCACACAAAAGAGTCCCCCTAAAGACCCGGAAGCTACGGCGCGTGCTGTATTGATGGCGCGTGGTATGGTAGATAATGAAGGTGCTTATACCAAAAAAGGTATGGCACGAAACAATATGACGGCAGAAGAGCGGGCTAAAGACCGAGCTTCAAAACGCACTGGTAAACCAGCAAGTGCGTTTGGCTACAACCCAAAAACAAACATGGCTTTAAGGAAAAAATCATGAGCATAGAAAAAAGTTTATACGCAGCCCCACAGGGTTTAGAAGGCTTGGAAAACGAAGAGCCAGACATTGAGATTGAGATCGAAGATCCGGAATCAGTAAAACTCAGCCTTGACGGTGAAGAGATTCTTAGTATTGAAAAAGGCGAAGATGACGCTAATTTTGATGAGAACCTTGCCGATATTCTAGATGATGGCGTTTTGCAATCGCTAGCAAGTGATCTTTCAGAAGATATTGATAATGACATTGGCTCTCGCTCTGACTGGGAGAAAATGTACAAAGAGGGCATTACGCTCTTGGGTTTGAAGTTTGAAGAAAGAACTGAGCCTTGGGATGGTGCTTGCGGTGTGTTTCACCCGATGATTACAGAAGCGGTAGTACGTTTCCAGTCAGATACCATCATGGAGACTTTCCCAGCAAAAGGACCTGTACGTACGCAAATCATTGGGCGGGATACCCCAGAGAAGAAAGATGCGGCTACTCGTGTTGAAGACGACATGAACTACCAGTTAACAGAGAAGATGCCTGAGTACAGACCTGAGCACGAGAAGATGCTCTGGAATCTGCCAAGTGCTGGTTCGGCGTTTAAGAAAGTGTATTACGACCCCAGCCTTGGGCGTCCAGTATCGGTATTTATACCTGCCGAAGACATTATGCTGCCGTATGGGATTAGTGAGATAAATACGTGTCATCGCATCACGCACCGCATGCGCAAGACTAAAAATGAGCTGTTAAAGCTAATGAATGCTGGCTTTTACCGTGACATTGAGCTAGGTGAACCAGATAAATTTACTAGTGATATTCAAGAAAGCAAAGACAGAGAGACTGGCTTTTCTGCATCAAACGATGATCGCTTTGAACTGTACGAATCACACGTTGACCTTGACATCGAGGGCTATGAAGATAAAGACGAAGACGACGAGCCCACCGGGATTGCGTTGCCTTACGTAGTAACCATGCTTCGTGGTACCAATGAAATTCTAGCTATTCGCCGCAACTGGAGAGAAGACGATGACCTCAAACTTAAGCGCCATCATTTTATACATTACCAATACATTCCGGGCTATGGCTCGTACGGTTTTGGTTTGTTCCATCTTATTGGTGGCTACGCTAAGTCTGCTACTAGCATCATGCGTCAGCTCGTGGACGCCGGAACCCTCTCCAACTTGCCCGGCGGTCTCAAAGCCCGTGGCTTGCGTATAAAAGGTGATGACACACCGATCGCACCGGGTGAGTTCCGTGACGTAGATGTAGGTTCAGGCAGCATTAGAGACAACATCTTGCCGTTGCCATACAAAGAGCCGTCGGTAGTTCTGTCTGGCTTGATGGATAAGATCATTGATGAAGCACGTCGTTTTGCCGCAACATCTGATATGAAGATTAGCGACATGTCTAATCAGGCGCCAGTGGGTACTACGCTGGCTATATTGGAAAGAAGTCTAAAGGTAATGAGTGCGGTACAAGCCCGTGTTCACTACGCTCTCAAGCAAGAGTTGCAGCTTATCGCTGGTTTGATCCGTGACTACACCGATCCTGACTACACCTACGAGCCAGAAGAAGGTCGTCCAAGCGCCAAGCGCGAAGACTACAGCATCGTTGAAGTAATTCCAGTAAGCGACCCCAACGCAGCAACTCTTTCTCAACGAGTTGTCCAGTACCAAGCCGTTATCCAGATGGCGCAGATGGCTCCGCAGATTTATGACTTGCCGTTCCTGCACCGTCAGATGCTAGATGTGTTGGGTATCAAGCACGCTAGCAAACTCGTGCCGTTGGAAGATGACGAGAAGCCAAAAGATCCTGTAACGGAAAACCAGAACGCACTGCGGGGCAAACCACTCAAGGCGTTCTCGTATCAAGATCACGAAGCGCATATCAAGGTTCACCAGTCTGCCATGACGGACCCAATCGTTATGCAACTCATTGGACAGAACCCACAGGCTCAGGCAATCATGGGGTCTATGCAGGCGCACATTGCCGAGCACGTTGGATATGCCTACAGAAACAAGATCGAGCTAGCGTTGGGTGTAGCACTACCGAACCCAGAAGACGAATTGCCACCAGAGTTGGAAAAAGAAATCAGCCGCCTTATGGCAGAAGCAGCACCACAAGTGCTTGCAGAGTCCAAAGCTATGGCTGCACAGCAGCAAGCCCAGCAAAACGCCCAAGACCCTGTATTACAGATGCAGATGCAAGAATTGCAGATTAAACAAGGCGAGCTGGAGCTTAAAAAGCAGAAGATGCAGATTGATGGCGCCGCTAAGGTTGATGAACTTAACCTTAAGAAACAAGAACTTGAGTCCAAAATGGAGATGGACATGGTTAAAATTACCGAGCAAAACAAGGTAAAAACCAGAGAAATGCAGATAAAAGAACAGCTTGAAGGCACCAAGATTGGTGTAGACATTGCTAAATCACGGGCTCAAATGTACAAAAAACAAAAAGGAGAGTAATAAATGGATGTATCAACGATGAATGTATTACAGGTATTACGCGATAAATTTCGTGCAGATATGAACAACTTTACTGACGATTTGGCAAATGGTCAGTGCGCGTCCTTTGAGCAGTACAAAGAACTTTGCGGGGTGATTCGAGGTCTAGCCTATGCAGAGCGCCATTTAATTGACCTCGCTGAAAATATAGAGAAAGACAACGATGAGTGAAACCATCGCGTTACCAGAAACGGAATTAGTCCTGCCGCCGGGCGTTAAAGCCCCAGAAGTGGATCAAGAGTACGAAGCAGCAGAAGATAAGGCAAAGGCGCTACCCGACCCTAAAGGTTGGCGTTTGCTCTGTGCATTAATCGACCCTGACGACGCATTTGATAGTGGGATTGTTAAGGCAGATAAAACCAAAGAAATTGAGGAATTGACCTCACCAGTGCTGTTTGTTATAAAACTGGGGCCTAGCGCCTATGATGCGGAAAAATTCCCAGAAGGTGCATGGTGTAAAGAAGGCGACTTCGTTATTACCCGCCCGTATACAGGAACCCGTCTAAAAATTCACGGAAAAGAGTTTCGCTTGATTAATGATGATCAGGTTGAAGCAACTGTTGAAGACCCACGCGGCATTACCCGCGTATAAAGGAGATACACATGGCAGATAACGACTACAAATTCCCGCATGAGATTGAAGAAGAACAGTCAGAAACTAAGGGTAAACCCGAAGACGACTTTGATATAGATATTGACGCAGAAGGTGACGTTGATATCCAAATCGAAGATGACACTCCTGAAAAAGATCGTGATGCAAGACCCCTTGGTTATGAAGTTGAAGACCCTTCAGACGAAGAACTTGATGAATATTCTAAAACTGTTCAGCTTAAAATAAAAAAACTTACACACGCACGGCATGATGAAAGACGCGCCAAAGAAGAAATTTCGCGTGAAAAAGACGAACTTGAACGTATGGCTCGTTCTATTTTGGAAGAGAACCAGCGGCTCAAAGAATATGTAAAAAATGGTGAAGTTACCTACGCAGAAACCTTACAGGCTAAGGCTGAAGCGGAAATGGAGATGGCACGCCGCAGGTATAAAGAAGCACAAGAATCTTACGATTCTGACGCTATGCTCGCGGCACAAGAAAACTTGACAGACGCTAAGATGAAATTAGAGTCTGCAAAAAATTTCAAGCCTACCCCTTTACAAAACGACAATTCTGGTGTACAAATACAACCATCGTCCCAAGAAGCACCGAGACTCGACGATAAAACCTTGCGCTGGCAAGCAAAAAACCAGTGGTTTGGGTCTCCGGGGTACGAAGAAATGACAGCTTTTGCACTAGGGCTGCACCAAAAACTAGTGGCTACGGGAATCGACCCCCGCTCTGATGATTATTTTTCTCGTGTTGATGGACGCTTAAAACAAGTGTTCCCTGAGTTATTAGGTATTTCTGAGTCAGCTGACAGAAAGGCTGATCCAGTTAAGAAACCCGCAACTGTAGTGGCCTCTTCTTCCCGCTCTACCGGAGCAAAAAGAGTAGTCAAACTAACTACAACCCAACAAAGGTTGGCAGATAAATTTGGCTTATCCCACAAACAATATGCACAAGAAGTTCTTAAACTGGAGATTTAAAAATGGCTAATAAACGCACACCCCGGGATTTAGAAACCCGCGAAAAAACCGAAACTCGTTATGTTTACAAACCACCGAGCTCATTGCCTGATCCAACACCAGACCCAGATTATGTATTTCACTGGGTAGCAACAGCGATCGCTGGACAACCGAACGACACTAACGTGTCTCAAAAGTTCCGTGACCACTGGGTGCCATGTAAGGCAGTGGATCATCCCGAATTGCAAATTCAAGCAAACAAGGATGGAAATGTTGAAATTGGTGGCTTGCTTTTATGTAAGAAACCAAGAGAGATGGCTGAAGCTAGAGATACCTATTACGACCAAAAAGCTCGTAATCAAATGGACTCTGTAGACAACAGCTTTCTACGTAATAGTGATGCCCGCATGCCCCTGTTTAGTGATCGCAAGAGCACAACAACTAAAGGCGGTGGGTTTGGTAACGGAATCAAATAATTAATTTAACTAGGAGTTTAATATGGCTTACCCAACCGTAGATAAACCGTACGGACTAAAACCAGTCAATTTGATTGGTGGTCAAGTCTTTGCGGGAGCAACCCGTCAAATGGAAATTGCAAGTGGCTATGCTACAAGCATTTTCTATGGCGATT